GCTTGTGCCCCATTGGACGTTACGGCCACCCGTTAACGTGATGCTGCCGTTGGTAACTTGTAATTCGCCAGATGAGCTAAACGTGCCTATGTTAGACATGTTACGGCTGCTGTCGATAACCGTAGAGCCGCCAATCTTTAGCGGTCCAGAATTTATGTCAACGCCACGGGCACCGGGCGAAAACTTTACCCCGCCGTTGCCAGATGCCCCAGTAATAACTAAGTCTTTGCTTGTATCTGAAGAAAATGTCCAAGATTGCGAATAAGTGGCATCATCGTTGCGTAGCTGAAGTAACGTAGCTGTGGTGTCTGTATCGGCACCGACAACAAGCTGCGCACTCGTATTTGTAGTGCCAACGCTTAGGCTTTCTAGGCTTCCTACGCGGCTACTGTCAATTACGGTTGTGCCGCTTACACTGTAGCCGCCAGAAACATCTACGGTATTGTCTAAGTCAAACGTGCCATCGCTTTGCAGGGTGATATTGCTGCCCCCGCTGATAGCTAGCTTGGTTGCCGCAATGGCCGCTGAAGCGCTTACTTTGGCGTTTGTTATAATCCCATCGTTAAGATCATCGGAAATAATCGTGCCATCAATAATTTTGGCGGCCGTAACTGCATCGTCTGCCAGCTTAGCAGTCGTAACTACGCCATTATCAAGCTCCGTAACCAGCTCAGCCGGTGTATTTCCGATGTATGCCATTGTGCCACGCCCTTAGCTTACGTAATTTCCAAAACCGACATAGTAACGTCGATAGAACTTGCGGCGCTTGCCGCGCATCGGATGCTGTCGCCAGCTTCCAAAACAATCTTTTGTTCGCCACCAACCACAACAATCGAAGAACCGCTTGGTACTGGTGCTGATTTAAGCAGGTGCGATGTAGCGCTTGCGCTAGTGTCGTTAACCTGCAGCGTTGCTTCCACCCCAGTAGTCTTAAGGTTACAGAGCGTAACCCCAATAACCACCGCTGTGGTATTGGCTGGGCAGGTGTACACAGTGTTTGTGCTGGTACCTACACCCGTTGCCACTTTATTTTTGAAGGTGTTTGCCATTACTTACCCCAATGCGATTGCCATTACGATGGCAGTGTCTTCGGCTTCCGCTACAACCTTCTTCACCGTGCCATCAGCTTTCTTCAAGAACACCTCACCATCTGCAGTGTTTAGTGCCAGTTCCCCATCGGCCAGATCACTAGCCGATGGAACTGACCCAGCGGTGCTGCTACGCTTATGCTGGATGGTGTTCGCCATTAGAATGTGCCCCCATCAATAACAAAGTTATCCATTACTGATTTGGTGCCGCTGCTATAGCCGCCCAGCGTAACGCCAGTGGCCATAATTTTGACGTTGGTGTTGTCGATCTGTACCACCTCTGTAGTGGCGTTGTCGTCAATACCCTGCGATGTAAACGCCCCGCTTACCGTAAGATCGGCTGAGACTGTCGCATTGCCCGTTACAGCAAGGGTAGTGCCGTTGAAGGTAAGGTTGGCGCTATCCTCAATTTCACCGCCTGTACCAGCCAATACAACGCGCCCAGATGTAAGGTCTTCAATAGCCGCACTTGCTAGTGCCGCCTGTGTGCCCACATCAACGTTGCTTACTGCCAGCGTGCTTGTGCCAGTGGTGTAGGTAAGGTCAGCGTTATCAACCAACGCGCCGCTAGTGCCAGCAAACGTAATGCGTGTGGCTGTAAGGTCGCTAACAATGGCTGATGCCAAGGTTGCTTCCGTGCCAATGTTTACGTGGCTAGTGGTAAGCGTTGTGCCGTTAAAGGTTAGGTTGCTGCTATCTTCCAGTTCCCCACTAGAGCCAGCCAAAATGACACGGCCCGATGTTAAGTCACCTACCGCAAGGCTAGCAATGGAAGCGCCCGTGTTGACGGTAAGGGAGTTGACATCACCGGATAGGAAATAACCGTTGGTGAAGCGGGAGGTACTTGCACCAATGGTTGCGCCCCCATTGCTATCGGGAAGCAAATTGTCACCGATGGTAGCATTGCCTGTAACGGTAATGTTGTCACCAAAGGTAACTTCGCTTGTAGCGTGGCCAATAGTGACGGGTACACCGCTGGTGGCGGTAGCAATCGTAACGCCATTCGTGGTGTTGCTGTTGTCGATGTTTAGCGTGCTTGTACTATCCAAGCTAATGTTGCTGCCATCTACAACCAGCGTACCGTCAATATCGGTATCATCTAGGTTACTTGTGCCATCTACCGCTAAGTCACCAACCAAGCTTGAGTTACCATTTACCCCAAGGTCGTTAATACCTTTTAGATCGGCATCGGCTGTACCTACTTTGGGGCGCCAGTAATCGTTGCTTTCATCCCAAATCCATTGGGCTGCATCGCTGGTTCCGCGGTTTACTTCAATACCTGCGTCCTCAGTAGGGGCGCCACTGGCATCGTTGTTAAGTTCGATAATATTATCGCCAACCGAAATGGTGTTACTTTCCACCGTAGTGGTTGTACCTTGAACCGTAAGGTTCCCAGTAACCACAAGGTTGCCGTTAAATGTATCGTTTTCATCGCTGCGCAAAAACGCACCTTCACCGCCAATAACACGGACAGTGCTATCAGCTTCACCGACAAACAATTTTAAACTGTTTTCGGAGTATGCTAATTCGCCTGCCGCAAGGCTAGAAGGTGTAGCCGTATTGACAGAGCGCTTGATTTGAATGGTATTTGCCATGTTCGCTACCTCACAATCGTGGCCTTGCTGCTCTTGACTTCAAAAGTCACCTTTTGGGCTTCCTGCAGGTCTAAAACCTGCTCCTCTGTTAACACCTCGCCCACTCTGGGTGTTAACACGTTCACCAGATAAACTACCTCGTAAACGTATTCGCGTGTCGCCACTGGGTCGTTGCGCTTATTGAACTGGTAATCCTTCATAAGTTGGTTAAGAATTACCTTACGCTCCATGTCCCCGCTTATAACAAGCGCTGGTTCATATTGTTGCGCTTTGCTCAAAAGTTGCCTCCCCGAATGGTTAAGTTTGTTGGCTCTTGCGTTGCCACCCAAATATCTTGCGTGCTGTCGTAGTTTAGGATGCTGCCGTTGGCAGTTACCGTTCCCTCTGCAATGCTTTTGCCTAAAATTGTGTTTGGCCCCTCTGGGCCTTGGATACCAATAGTGTTTACTTTAACCGTTTCGCTGGTAACGACTACTGTTTTATCAGACATTTGTTACCTCCGCGCTTACCGTAAACTTGCCTTGGATAAGGCGATCAACGAAACCAGCGTTGCTTGCGCCAGTGTAAATTTCCAAATCGTAGTAATACGTGCCCGGCGTTAGCGCCGCTGTATCAGCCGCTTGGATAAACAAGTCCACAATGCCATCTGTGCCCGTGCCACGTATCGTACAGCGCCCGTTCGTGTTGTTCATGCTCAACACTGTATCGGCTTCCTTCGTAAGCGCGTAGCGTATGTCCATGCGCGCCTTATAACCTGCCAAGCTTACCAACTGCAGGTCACCGTTTTCGTCAGTGTACTTGTACGTAACGGATTGCTGGAACGTTGCGCCTTGGTCACATTCGAAATCGTGTTCGCCGTATGCCATTACGCCCTCCGCACCACTGCTACGCCACCGCCGCGTACCGTGCCGTATGGCTGTATAATCGCCTTTACGCTGCGCGGTAGGATGGGTGGGTTATCGTACTTGTCTATGGCCACCGTAAGGCTGCCAAGCTTAACTGAACCAAACCCCTGCGTATCGGGTTCGGCAGTGCGGTCTGTGGTTGCTAGATAGCGCGCCAGTTCCGCTGTAGCGTTTTTAAGAAAGGTCGGTACGCTTAGGTGGTCTAACGTGTAGCCATCCATATCCACCATGCCGCTGCGTGGGAAGCGTAGATACTGCACCTTGGCTGTTTGGTTACTATTGGTAACACTGCTAGCAAGGTTATAGGTAGGGCTGCCGTACCAGTTTACTTCTTCATCCAGCAACCGTGTGGCCATAATAATAGCCCGCTGCTTGTCGGCAGTGCCAAACGTCACCCACGTATCACCATGTGGGTGCTGGTCATTGTACGTATTGGCAAAATCTACACTACAGTAGCCGTTTGCATTCAATACGCCAGTGCCATCTTCTACTACCAACGTGACGGCCATTATGGCGCTCCTTAACTCTTACGGGGTCTGCCCCGCTTAATTGGCTTGGGTGCTTTACCGCCTTCCCATGCCTCATTAACTTCTGGAGTTTTTGGATCGTCAGCTTTTAGTGTACCGTCAGTGTTGCGTGCCCGCTTAGGTGCTGCACCATTCTTTTCTGACCAGCCTGCATCCAAAAACGCTTGCTTTTGTGCAGGTTCGATAAGGGCGAAATCGCCATCTTTCCAAACCTTAATAAGTTCACTCATTGGTTATCTCCAAGGGTAATGGGGCGGCCGAAGCCGCCCCGATCTTGGTTAACCCGCAATACGTGTTGCAAGTTCTGGACGAATAAGCTCAACGCCCCAAAGCGCGTCAAGTTCGTACACAACCTGCTTGTACTGGCGGTATACCTCTAGGCGCATTGACAACCCTGTAACTGGGTCTGTCATAGATACGATTTGTGAACCGTAACCATCGCCAGATGTAGCTTGTGCCAGTGGACGCATCGCAAGAGCAAACGCATCACGGTGGAACGCTAGGTTAACTACGTGGTCGCCCTTAACAGTAACCGCTGCGTTATCCGCAACAGATGCTTTAATGGCTGGTGCAACAGTCACAGTTTGTGCGCCTGCTGATGTAGTGCCTGCAGTTTTAACCGTGTAGGTTTGTGCGTGGCCAGCAAAAGTAAGAATGTCACCAACAACAAGTCCGTCAGTGCCAGTCATACCGTCGATTGCAACCGAAGTATCGCCTGCTGACAATGCACCGTTAACCAATGGAGTACCAGAACCGCCAGCGGTGTGAGTACGTACTTGGTCATCAGTGAAAATGTCAAAGCCAAACTTACGGCCAATTTCACCTTCGCGCTTAACGCCTGCGTCACCCGCTTCGTTTACGCGCTGGAAGTCTGCCAATGCTAGGGCTTTTGCTTCTGCAGCGAAGTCAAGAACCATACGGCGGTTGTCGCGTGGCGCCAACTGCTCGTTTAGAACTTGGCGTGCCGCTGTTGCTGCAGTTACATCGTTAGTAAACGGTGTAGTACCTGCCGCGCCTGCGAAGCCATAAACACCCTTGTACTTGTCAAGGATGGTGCCGTTAATGTCGTTTGCTAGTGCGCGCACTGCTTCTGACATTTGCATAGGCATAAAGTGTGCGTTGCGGTCAATTTCCACCAACTGCTTGTCGTCTAGGTGGAAGTTAACTTTACGCCAGTTGTTTAGCGAAATCTGCACCTTTGAAGGTGAGCTGTCTGCAGGCGCTTCTAGCACGTTGCTAGGTGTAACGTCTGAAACAGAAAGCGCTGATGGGATCGGCACGTCGATAGTGTCGCCTTTTTGCGCTGCTTCCGCTGAATAGTCCATGTTGATGATGCGTGGCATCACTGCTTGCTCACGGAGTGCCAATAGCCCGCGAGCAAGGATTTTAGGTAAGATGTTGCTTACATTGTTAGCCATCTTTCTCGCTCCTTAAGATTGCAAAGGTTTTGGTTACCAACCAATCCCACCGGGCATTGGGCGCTGCACACCGTGTAGCTTAATCGCCAAGAACAACGCGGCCTTCCGCGATTGCTTCTAGGTTGTTATTCAAGGCATCTTGGTCGAAACGGCTAATGCGTCTGCCTTGTGAACCTGCCCCGCCTGCAGCGCCGCTGCCAGAGGAGGACTTAAACAAATGTGGGGCTTGCTCTTGCAAACCCTCAAACCACTCGTCCACGCTAAGCGGGCTGCTACCCTTCTTACCGTAGGCCGGCGTATCGCCATCGTATGCTGCAATGCCGTTGCTTTCAGTGCGTTTCCACACTCGCTTACCACGGTAAAGCACATCTTCGATGGCCTCTGGACGTACGCCATTGCGTAACGCCGCATCTTTTAACTGGTTCTCCACAATCATTGTGTTGAACTGGTTTTCGTATTCGCTTGCCTTGCCGATGGCATCCTGCGCTTCACGCTGCATGGCCTCGAACTTGGCTTCGTAATCTGTGCGCAAACGTTCTGTTCGCTGCGTTAAAAGTTCATCCAGCTTGCCCGCCTCGATCAATTCTTGATCCGCTAGCTTTTGCTTTTCCGCTTTTAGCGCTTTGTATTCTTCTAAATCGACGCCACCAAGCGTCTTTTCCATTTTGCCTAGTTCTTTTTGTAGTTTTATATTGTTATTACGGAACTCGTCAACTGTTGCTTTTGGCACTAGCCCATCAACTTGCAATTCGTAACCGTCATCGGTTTCAGAATAAAACTGTTCCAGCCCCGCTGGGATATCGTCTGCATTTTTATA